CAAAAATTGATTACAATGCATGTTAATTATTAATTTGGTGACGTGTTCCTGACCTTTGTTCCCTCCACGTTGGCGGTGACGAGTCACCACGCGGCGGTCATAAAATGACTAAACTGCTGACATTTAGGGTATTTTGTGTGATCTTTGATATATTGCGTGGCAAAACCTTTGAGATTTGAGTAATAAAAAATTCCACTGTGTCAGGTAAAAATTATAGTTATTTATTAAAAAATTCCGCGTTAAAATTTAACCACAAGGCGGAGTTAAAATATTTTCTCTTTCGTTTTTCACTATATATTGGTGTAAAAATCAATGAGTCTCTACTCTTGAGTCGAAGAGAAGTAGAGCTTTCTCCTTTAAACATATAAAAATTTAAAATGATGAAGGGAGTTGAACTATTTTTTGATCCATCGTTTTTTGATTTATTAGAAGATTTTGAATGGAATATGGCTGCATTGGAAGTTGATGAAGATCCTGAAATATTAGCAGAAGATCCGGATTATGATGAAGGATTTTCTGAACCGGTATGGGTAGAAGATCTTTCAGAAGATGATTTAAATGAGGCAGCAGTGAATGCTTTATTTCCAGATGCTGTGTTAAATGAAATGCAACCATTTCAATATGACTTGCCTGTGAATGAAAATATAGATCTTACATGTTATGAAGAAATGCCTTCCGAAAGTTTTCTTCATGACTGTGATTCCTGCAGATTTGTGCGCGAAAATACCTGTAATCCAAACGCGCTCTGTTTATTTTGTGCTGCATCTGTTGGTAAGTAAACCATATTATAAAAAGGTTTTTAAAATTTTAATTAAATTTATAATACTAATTATTTAAAAATTTTAGATCTTTCAGACCCAATGGAAGGACCAAGTGGTGAAAATTCTACAAGAAAGAGGCATAATTCATCAACAACTGGCAAGTGTTGCAAAAAACCAAAAATTGAAACCGAAAACGATGACGATGATGATGATGATGATGACGAACCTTTGAACCTGTGTACACGTTTTTAAAATAAGTTACCAGATAGTTAATATTTAACTACTGGTTAATAAGTTATGAATTTGAACTGTATATATGCTGTTGGAAAAACCAGTTCTTCACTTCGCCTTCAACGCTTCAACTTCTCTTAATAAAGAAGAGAGACTAATTAAACCACATGGACTTGAAATTTCTCGAATTGCTCGGGAAAAGAGACTACCTTCGTCGGCTTTTAGAAAACGCCTCACTTCGAACATCAAGCTTTTACAGGTTTATTTTTTGTGATTCTTTAACTAAATTAGTTTATACTGCTTGGGAACAATATCATCAAAATTTTGATGAAATTCTTCCCCAGGGGTCTTCTTTTTGGGTTGTTTTAAATTCTGGTCGAATTGGTGCATTGCATGGTGCTCTCCAAAGTGTAGATTTTTCTAGCAACGGTAGGGGTATTGCTAGTTTGGCATTTTTAGTTAACATTTTAAATCATTTGGACGCTTCTGGTGCTTATAGCAAAGGTTTTACTAGTGAAATCTTATCACTTTTAGTATGGCCGAAAATAAGGTTTGTGCTGAATTACAAGAAAATAGCAGCGCTAGAAGCAGAAGTGTACCCATCTATGTCAACTTCCCGTTTGCCTCCAATAACGCGAATGGTTCCAATGAACAGAATCAGGGACCAGGAGCAAGAGGCGAATGTGGAACAACCAGAAGACGAAGTTCCAGCACAGAATCTATTCAATCCTCGAACTCCTCCTCTGAGCAGCAGCAGCAGCCAGAGCAGTCAGAACAGCCTAGACAGCGAGTCGGAATCAGACGAGGGGTGGTTGGCAATGGATTAGAAGCTCCTAAAAGAATGAGATTTATGCATGAGTTAGAGTGTATTACATATCAAGAAGTTCAGACATGTGAGGATAGATATAGAAAGTTTCATTTTGAACAAATTATAGGATATGTTTTAAAACCAGATGATAATTGGGAAGAAATGATAAAATTACATGCAAAAATAATTCTTGATCCTAATGTGGAATATGTTATTTACAGCCCAGTTAATATTTCATCTAGTTGTTATATTATTGGCAACAGCGCAAGGGTTAAAATAGCTTGTGTTGAACCATTTGGGTTTGTGCTACATAGATTTGGTCATGAAGAAAGAGTAATATCAGGCATGTTAACTCCAACTTTTGATGGTGTTTGTTTTGAGCGAGATAGATCACAACCTGGAGGTATAATAGTTTCTGGAGGACATTTTTTATTAAATGGATGCAATTTTATAGGCAGCCTTAAAACATGCGTGGAAGCACAAGCAGGTGGCATTATAATAGGATGTCATTTTTTTGCATGTTTTAAGGCTGTTGTAAACACATCTAGTTTTTCATTAAAGGTGAAATCTTGTTATTTTGAACGATGCCTTATTGGTGTAATTTCAAAGGGAAATGTGGAGCTCACTAAAAGCACAGCCCAATCTACTTATTGTTTTTTGTTTGCAAGATCTTCTTGTATTTTTAGTTATAATAATGTCATCAATCCATATAGTTTATATGATTTTGAGCACATTGAAATGACAGCATGCACCAATGGCAACAATATATTACCCCTGTGCAGTGTTCATTTTGCAAGAAATAGAGGCGCTCCTTGGCCTCAATTTGATAATAATAACATTGTTAGAAGTGGCGTTTACTTGGGCCGACGACGTGGTACGTTTCAGCCTTTAAATTGTACTTTTCACTATAGCCATATTAATATGGATGGAGACTGCATAACTTCAGTTAATTTGACTCGTTGTTTTGATCAAACACTGTCTGTTCATAAATTCATTCGTGTTGATGAAGATCCAGATCCAGCTGCAGCTAATCATGTTTGCATTTGTGGCCAACATCACCCTGCACCAATTGTGACTGAAATAGACGTGACCGACTTTGTGTGTCCGCGGCGCGAGAGCGCTTGCTGTGATGCGGTGTTTATGTCAGACAACGATGAATGGTAAGCCACGCCCACAAAGGGTATAAATAGCGTTGAACAAAAATTAAAAGTTAGTTTTAAGGATGGATCCTGGAGGTGACATTAACACTTCTTTTTTAACTGCTAGATTGCCTCGCTGGGCCGGTGTTCGCCAAAATGTCAAAGGATCAGATATCAACGGGGATCCAGTGACCGCGAACGATGGCAACGGCAGTCAAATTGTCCGCAGTTATCACGTCTTTGAAGAACCTGCTATTGGTGATATGGCTACGCTTGCTCGAGAATTACCTGCTGCAAGAACTATCTCTACGTCTGTGATTGAAGAAAAATTGGAAGAATTGCTGATGTTCATGATTCAAATGAAATCCAAATTGGACAGTTTGCAAACAAAAGTGAACTTTATAATTTCAGAAACCATACCAACGGATGAAGAAATTGATAATATTATTGATGATGATAATATTATTTGTGATGAAATTTTGCTTACTCCATCCCCAATAACATCAAACACAATTTTAAATTGTTAAATAAAATTTTATTTTTTTGAATGATAATAACGTGTCCAGCGTGCTCTATTTATTAACACTTTATGAATTTTTTCTAACACTTTATACAAGGCTGATTGGATATTTAAGTACATTGGCATTAATCCTTCTTCGGGATGCATATATAACCATTGAAGGGCTTCGTTTTCAGGAGTAGTATTATAAACAATCCAGTCATATTTTCCATGAATACGGTGAAAATTAAAAATATCTTTAAGCAACAAAGATATAGGCAAAGGTAAACCTTTAGTATATAAATTAATAAACCTATTTAACTGCGATGGTTGCATTTTAGGGCTTATAATATGAAGTTTGCTTTGAATTTTTAAATTAGAGATATTGCCCCCCTGATCTTTTCTGGGATTCATATTATGTAAAACTACTAAAACAGCATAACCAGTACATTTAGGAAATCTATCATGTAATTTAGATGGAAATGCATGAAAAAATTTTGCGACACCTTTATTATTTCCCAAATCTTCCATACATTCATCTAAAATAATTGCAATAGGACCAGTAGAGGCAGCTTTAGCAAATACATTATTTGGATTAGTAACATCATAATTAATATCATCTGTTAGTTCATTATAAGACATTTTAATAAATTTTGGCATTAATGACCCACTTTGAGGTACAATTGTATTATCAACACCCAAAGTATAATTACCTTCACAAATCTGTGTTTCCCAAGCACTTAATTCTTGAGGGGGCATCATATCAACTTGAGGGGTTATAAAAAATACCGTTTCAGGGGGTGGATTTAATAGTTGCATTGAAATAATGTTACGCAATAATTGAGATTTTCCACACCCAGTTGGTCCATAAATTACTCCAATAACTGGTTGAGTGAAATAATTTAAAGACTTACATCCACCAGAAGAATTTAAAAACGGTTGACAATTAGTAATTAAAGCTTCTATTTTTTTATTATCGTTTACTAATTCATTAATTAAATTTTGTCCTCCTAATGATAAAAGTTCTTCTATAGAGTTAAAATTTTTTAACGCTTTTAATCCTTCATTATAGTGCATATTGTTTAAAGATTCTTGTAAAGTACACAATTTTTCCCAAAGGTTTGTTACATGTCCCAAGGTAAACTCATCATACAAACTTCGGTGTTTCTTGGGTTTGGGTTGCTCTTTGAGTACGGCGCTAGGCGATGTTGATCGAGTGGTCGCAATGTCATGTCTTTCCAAGGTCTCACAGTTCGAGTTAATGTTGTTTCCGTTACCGTAAATGGAGCTGCGTTGGTTTGACAAGTTGCTAGTGTTCGCTTCAACGTCATCCTCTTTGTCTGAAAGTGTTCGTTTCCGTGTTGAATGTCGTTCAAAATGCAGGCCTTTAAAGTATCATAACAAAGTTCTGAAGTAGCATGTCCTTTGGCCCGCAATTTTCCCTTTCCCTCAAATCCACAATTTGGACATTTAATAGATTTTAAAGCATATAATTTTGGCGCCAAAAAAACAGATTCTGGACTAAAAGCATCACTTCCACATTTTGTACATTGGGTTTCACATTCTACCAACCAAGTGATTTTAGGATTTTTTGGGTCAAAAACTAAATTCCCACCATTTTTTTTAATTCTATGTTTACCTTTTGTTTCCATCAGAAATCTTCCAATTTCAGTAACAAATAAACTGTCAGTGTCTCCATAAACAGATTTTAGCACCCGTGCTTCTATTGGTGTGCCTCTGTCGTCACTGTATAGAAAATTTGCCCACTCTGCTATAAATACCCTTGTCCACGCCAAAACAAAAGAAGCAATTTGTGAAGCATACCTATTATTTTCAATTAGGGGAGTGGTTTTTTCTAAAGTGTGTAAACAAACATCATCATCTTCAACATCCATAAAAGTGATTGGTTTATAGGTATAAGTCACGTGATTAGCGGGTGGTATATAAGGACCCTCACATTCATCAAAATCAGCATTATTGCTTATTGATTGTTCCGGATTGGAATCAGGTGGGTACGCTACGACAAATTCTGGTAAAATTTCTGCGCTTAAATTTTCAGTTTCTATAAATGCGGAAGATTTGACTATAAATGTTCCTGTAGATATTGCTTTATGTGTTTCATCGTCAATTTGATCAGAAAAAACAATTTTTTTATTATCAAGTTTGGTGGCAAATGATCCGTAAAGGGCATTAGAGAGCAATTTTGCGATGCTTCGTATCGTTTGGTTTTTATTTTTGTCGGCTTTTTCTTTGGCAAGTATATTTAATTCAACATATTCGCGTGCAACACACTTCCATTCTGGAAAAATTGTAGTTCTTTCATCGGGTAAGATTTTTACTTCCCACCCGCTATTGTGAAGTGTTATAACATCAACAGAAGTGGCTACTTCTCCGCGTAATGGTTCGTTCGTCCAACAAAGTCTTCCTCCTCTTCGTGAACAAAACGGCGGTAACACATCAAGAAAAGTTTCATCTGGCGGGTCGGCGTCAATTGTGAAGATTCCTGGAAGCAGTTCTTCATCAAAATAATTAATTTGTGTTTGTTTATTTTTAAGTTTTTTTTCCCAATTATTTACAGCTATTGCGCGCTCAAATGGATTCAACGGGGTGCCAACAGGAAATGGATGGGTTAATGCGCTTGCATACATACCACAAATATCATAAACATAAATTGGTTCTTCTAAAATACCAATATACGTGGGATAACATCTACCGCCACGAATACTTTGTCTTACATAATCATACATTTCATTTGATGGAGCCAGTAAAACATCTGATAATGAATTTTGTTTAATTTCTTCTTTTCTAAAAAGGATTTGTTTAAAAATAGCATGAGAGTTGGAACTAATAGTGGGTCTTTGAAAAATATTAAAGTTACATAACGGTAAGTTTACTTCGTTGGCAATGAATTCACCATATGAGCGTTGTAGAGTGGTTACTAAGTTCGCTGTCACTAAAACATCTTGTGCACAATAGTCTAAAGCGCTTTGAATTATGTCGTAAGCGCCCGTTTTTTTTTCTTTCCAGATCTGTTTGTTGGTGTTGTATTCTTCTTCATTTTGCCAGTACATTTGGTGGGGAAAACCATCACAATCTTTAAGGTAAGATCCAGTTCTGTAAAATGAATTTACTGCTTCATATGGACAGTGGCCTTTTTCCACACTTAAATTGTAAGCTTGAGCTGCATTTCTTAAACTGGTGTGGGTTAATGCAAGCGTATCTCTTACCATCATTTTAACATATTGACAGGGTAAGTCCGATACTTCTAAAATACCATGTTTCCATTCTTCAAATTGGGTTCTTTTTTTGTATAAAGGATTTGGAAGTGCAAATGTAATGTCATTAAATAGTATTTTTCCAGCTCTTGGCATAAAGTTCCTACTTATTTTAAAAGCTGGCGAAATATCAGTTTTATTGGCAATCACTTGAGCCGCTAAAACAATTTCATCAAACCCAGATATGTTATGACCGACTATATATAGTTCTATAAATTTGGGATTTCCTTTTAATTTTAGTGTTTTTAGTTGATTAAATGTAATATCATCAACAGTGTCTAAAAAATTTTCTTCTTTAAAATCCCAAATAGTTTCATTTTCATTTATTAAATTTTCCCATAACATGTGAACGAGTTTTTGTTGTAAACTATCCCTAAAAACTTTAAATTTGTTTCCAATTTCTTTTTTAGTTGGGTTTAAATAAAAAAATGTGTCTGATCTATTGTTCCACGTTTCCCAAAATAAATTTTCAGCGATGGATTTTGCGGTGTTTACTAGCTCCGTATCTCCGGTTAAGTTAAAAACTAACAAATATGGCACTAGTTGTTTTCCGTGTCTTCCATGCCAGGTGTATGTTTCTATATCATAAGTAACAAATAATCTTTTTGTGCACGGCAGCGATCCAATTGGTTTAAAAGGTATCTTCTCCCACCAAAAGCTTGTTTTATAGTTAATGTGGTGAAAATAAAAATCTCTTCGGCGAATGTTACAAGTATGAGAAACTTTATAGTAATCACCACAATAGTCGCATTTTTGTGCATCTTCGATGGTTTTTATTAGGTATATTTTTCCATGTTTTGTAAAAATATTAATTGGAAACGGCAGCTGTGGATCTTCAACAAGTTTACTGTGAGACGTTAAATTGCCTTTAAAATATGAAATTAGTTGAATGCTGGTAGGTTTTAGTTGATCAATTACTTGAAATATGTTTTTTGGTGTCAATGTTTGCAAAAAAAAATTAGTTGGTATATTGTATAAATTTACTGAAAATAAGTTTTCTAGTGCTTCTTTAAAGTTTGAAAAATATTTAACATCTACGTGATTTCCGTTTTGCAAAGTTCCTTTTGTTGACAACATAGCTCTTTTTGCAATAAGTGTTCCTCTTTTTTTTAATTTAATGGAAGATTGATTGCTGCATTCAGTTCCGGTAAATTTTCCCTGTTTTGGCGAAGAGTGGAGGCATATTGTATCACTCTTCTGTTTATGTTTTGAATTTCCCTGTTTCCTGCAAATACTACTGGTCCCGTCACTCTGAACCTAAAAGATAATTCCATAGAATCAATATTTGCATCGTTGGTGGCCACCTGTCTTAAAATTTCAGCTAAGTCTCCACTATTTTCATGTAACTGAATATCTGTCATAAATTGTTCAATTTCTTCTTCATCTAATTCGCCGTGACCAGCTCGTTCAACTGTAGCGGCTAAGTCTATACTAATTCTATTTATTATTCTAGAAAAAGCATTTTCTCCACCTTCGTTCCAAACACGACTATAGATAAGTTGACCTGATTCATCTCTTGCTCGCATAACAACCTGAGCCATATTTAACATTACATGTCTACTAAATGGAACAGAAATTCTCAAAGCATGATGCAAATAATTTAAAGTTGTGGCTATATGTTCCGCTACAAAAAAATACATAACCCATCTTCTCATTGTTAATTCATTAATATCTCCTAAAGCTTCCAATCGTTGAAAAACACTATAAAAGTTAACAGCAAAGTTAAAAAATTCATGTTGTCGAGCGGATACAGTTAATTCTTCTTCTAAAAGACGGATGGTTTCAACAATGGCTAATCTAACTTCTTCAAAAAAATTAGTTTCTTCTTCGGTTTCATTGTGTACAACAACTGGTATGGGTCTACGCTGTCTTCTTCGTACTGGTAAACGATCAACAAACTGTTCTATCATTTCTCCTCGCTGCCTTCGCATAGCCTCAGTAACAGCTCTGTTGCCTTCTCTGGGTCTAAGAGTAAATGCCCCACCTTCTAATACACTACCGGTTGTATTGGGTAAACTTAAAGAATCTATAATACATTTTATTAATATTTGTGTAGGAATTTGTGAAAAATCAACTGATTCGGACTCTTGCGTAAGATCGGCAAACTTTTCTACAAAAGCATCTAACCAAAAACAATCACAAGGTAAGCTTAATATATTATGTTCATCATTTTGTAAATATTTTGATATTAAAAAATGAAAATATGCGGTTTTTAAGCGCCTGATAGTGCGAAGTAAAACTAAATCTTTTCTACCAGCCCTTTGAATACGTATTCTATCGGCCATTCCCCAAGCTTGATCTTGACAAACCCCTATATCTTTAAATTGTTCTTGAAGTAATTGTTCTACGGGAACGTTTCGTTCACCATCCATATGAGTAGCACCAAAACCACGCATAGGTCTAATTAATGCTAAATCTGCAACAATTCTTTCAGTAAGAATTGCATGTTGAATATTGGTTAAAGAATCTTCAAAATCTTCCATATCTAAAAACCGGTGATATGCGCCAGTGTTAATGGTGTAGGAACAATTGGTCATAACACTCCAATTTACAGTGTGGTTTCCAAAAGATATGTGTTCAAAATACTTTAGTCTGCTATATGCACGAGTATCAAAAACATAGTCATTGCAAATTTGAACTAGTTTTTGGTACCCAACTAAAAAATGAGGAGGTGGATAATTATATAATGGCCAATTAATGGTTGCGGGTTCTCTAGGTGACAGGTTATATAACATAATTCTATGATATCGATAAATATATTTTGACATCCAAGACAATCCAGCAGCAGATATGGAGGCTCTGGCCCATTCTTGCACGCGACTCCATATGTTTCTCACTGGTCGAAAAACCTCTATAGTGTAGATCGTCTGTCCGGTTAAACGAGCACAGTCTATAGCGTTCTGAAAAGTAAAAAGCATCATACATCTATACAGATGCACCCGGTTCTGCGTCAGATGAAACCTACATCTTCCGCTGCCCTGCAGCCTGTTTCATTTGAGCCCGAAGGGGAAGGTATAGCGCGAGTAAATCTAAGTTCTCCGGAACACCATCCACGTGTGCAGTTAAAAAAAGAAGCTTCTGAAAGTTTTGTGCCGCCGTGTAATATATTGCGAGATCATGAAGGCGAGGAGGGAGAAGAAAAACGCGATTTGTGTTTCAGGGCAGGACAAGAAATAAAATTAAACCCTGATACAGTGTTATCAGAAACGGACTTTGAAAAAAACCCCAAAAACGGCATTAGTAATGCTCAAGCTCAAATAAAAGCAGCAGAGCTGGTTACTGCGTATGAACAAACAGTAAAAGAAGAAGTTAATTTTCAAAAGACTTTTAATAATAATGTTAGAACACTAATTGCTAGAGATGAAGTAATGTTTGGTTTAATGCATTTGTGGGATTTTATAAACGCTTATGTGGGTAATCCATCTTCAAAAGCACTAACGGCCCAACTATTTTTAATCGTGCATCATTGTAGAGATGATGGTATTTTAAAAGAGAGTTTACTTACAATAGGAGAGCCTGAAAGTAAATGGTTATATGATCTAATTAGTATGTTACAAACCATAGTTGTGCAAGAACGTGGAATGTCAATTAGTGAAAAAGTTGCTGCTATAAACTACACTGTGATGTCACTTAGTAATCACTATGCTAAAAAAATTTATAATTCAATATTTGTTCCTTTAGATAAGGAGGCAAAAATTTCAACATTTTATATGAGAATAGTTGTACAAATATTAGTGTTAAGTGATGATCTCGGTGTGTACAGAAATGAAAGAGTAGAAAGAGCTGTTAGCAGTACTCGCAAACGAGAAATGAGTGATAGAGAGCTAATGTTTAATCTAAAACAAGCACTGGCAGGGGAAGAGTGGTTAGATGAAGATGAACAAGAAGATAATGCTTATTAGAGTATTTAATTACAGTATGGATCCAAACCAACCGGCTGAATTGGCCAAAGCGCAAAGTCAAGCAACAAACGATGCATCGTGGGGTGAATTGCTGCAAAGAATAATGGCTCTAACTACTCGAAATCCAAGGGGTTTTGCCAGCCAACCGTTTGCCAATCGAGCTGAAGCAATACTAGAGGCGGTTGTGCCATCTCGAAAAAACCCCACTCATGAAAAAGTTTTAACAATAGTAAACGCATTAATTGATACAAAAGCTATTCGTCCAGATGAAGCGGGCGGCATGTTTAATGCGCTTTTGGATAGAGTTTCTAAATACAATTCTATGAATGTACAAACTAATCTAGACCGTTTAGGTAGTGATGTCAGAACGGTAATCGCACTAAAAGAAAGAGCTTCAGCAAATAATTTAGGATCTATAACCGCATTAAATTCATTTATTGGGAGTTTACCTGCCACAGTAGAGCGTGGACAGGAGACATATACAGCTTTTATAAGCGCGCTGCGTTTGCTAGTAACAGAAGTTCCACAAACTGAAGTATACAGATCTGGACCAAATTATTATTTACAAACTTCTAGAAATGGCACTACTACTGTAAATTTAACAACGGCGTTTGAAAATTTAAAAAACATTTGGGGCGTTAATGCTCCAGTGGCAGAACGAAACAGCATTTCTTCCATTTTAACTCCTAATACGCGACTGCTTTTACTATTAGTGGCACCATTTGCTGATAGTGTGCATATATCTAGAGCATCATATATTGGGTATCTACTAACATTATATAGAGAAACTTTAGGTGAAACTAGATTTGATGAAAGAACATTTGATGAAATTACAAGTGTAAGTAGAGCTCTAGGAAGTGAAGATGATGTTTCTAATTTACAAGCAACACTTAACTTTTTGCTAACTAACAAACAAAAAGTTATACCAAAAGAGCACACTCTAACACCTCACGAAGAACGCATTTTAAGGTTTGTACAACAAGCTGTAAGCATGCATGTTATGGCTGGAACTAGTCCATCTAATGCGTTAGATGAAACAAGTAGAAATTTTGAACCTTCTTTTTATGCAGCTAATAGGATTTTTATAAATAAATTAATGGATTATTTTCACAGAGCAGCCGCCGTAGCTCCAGATTATTTTATTAATGCGGTTTTAAATCCTAAATGGATACCACCCGAAGGGTTTTTTACGGGTGTGTTTGATTTTCCCGAAAATGATGAAGAATTTGTATGGGATGATATAGATTCTAATATAGCGGGTGATGATTTTCCTAATAACATTAATAATTTTACTTCCATAAAAACAGAAAATGAGGTTCCCCAAAATAATAACTGGCGCTTTAATAGCTCACCTAGTTTACCTCCCCCACTAAGATCCAATAGTAGCCTAAGCCTTAGTGAAAGAAGAACTAGACCCACAAGTTCGAGTTTTGAACATATGTTATTTGATAAAGACACAAACATACAACAAGCCAGCGCTCTATATAACAATGATATTGATAAACTAATAGAAGGGTTTTCAAACATTAAAACATATAAGCAAGAAATGGAACTAGAGCGCATGAGAAATCAAGAAGAAGAAGATGATTGGCGTAAAGATAGATTTTTAAAATTTGAAGGAAATGGTTTAAATATGTTTAATCACTTAAAACCCAAGGGTAAATTTTATTAATAAAACACTTACCACTGACATGGTTTGATGTGTTATTTGGTAGATGCAACGACCACAACAGACTCCTCCTCCGCCTTATGAATCGGTGGTAGAGCCTCTATATGTTCCGTCACGCTACCTGGCGCCATCCGAAGGACGAAACAGCATACGTTATTCTCAATTACCACCTTTATATGATACCACAAAAGTTTTTTTAATTGATAACAAATCAGCAGATATTCAGTCTTTAAATTATCAAAATGACCACAGCGATTTTCTTACTACTATTGTGCAAAATAGTAACTTTACACCAATGGAAGCTAGCACTCAAACCATTAATTTTGATGAAAGATCGAGATGGGGTGGTGAGCTTAAAACAATTCTTCATACCAATATTCCAAACATTACAGAGTTTATGTTTAGTAACAGTTTTAGAGTAAAACTAATGTCAGAATATATTCAAAAAGGTTCTACAAGTCCAGTAGTTCCAGCAAAAAATCAAAGGGTGTTTACACAACCAGATAATGGATTAGGTACTGCAAAATATGATTGGTTTACTTTAACTATTCCAGAGGGTAATTTTAGCGATATTACAACAATTGATTTAATGAACAATGCAATTATTGAAAATTATCTTAAAGTGGGGCGCCTTAATGGGGTTGCAGAAGATCAAATTGGAGTAAAGTTTGATACAAGAAATTTTATGTTAGGGTTTGACCCCGAAACAGAGCTAGTTACGCCTGGAAGTTATACATATAAAGCTTTTCATCCTGACATTGTAATGCTTCCAAATTGTGCTATTGATTTTACATATTCTCGACTTAATAATTTGTTGGGAATTAGAAAAAAGTTTCCGTTTCAAAGTAACTTTATTATTTCCTATGAGGATTTGCAAGGCGGAAACATTCCAGCTTTAATGGATGTAAAAAAATACACAGATAGTTTAACTCCAGGTCCTCCAGTTATTCAACCAGTTACTCATGATTCTAAAGGAAGAAGCTACCATATTCAAGCAGATGGGTTTACGGCATATAGAAGCTGGTATTTGGGTTATAACTATGGAGACCCTCAAAAAGGACCAAAAGGGTTTACACTACTCGTAAATCCAGATGTTACATGTGGAGTGGAACAAGTTTATTGGAGCTTGCCGGACATGGCTGTAGAACCCGTCACATTTAGAGCAAGTAGAACTACCTCAGATTTCCCAGTAGTAGGAACGGAATTGTTGCCGCTAAAATCAAGTATTTTTTACAATTCAGCCGCTGTATATGCTCAAACAATTCAAGACACTACTAACCGCACGCACGTTTTTAACCGCTTTCCTGAAAACCAGATTCTTGTTCGACCACCAGAGTCTACTATTACTGCAATCAGCGAAAACGTGCCTAAACATACAGACCACGGAACTCTACCTATAAGGAACAGTATTTCCGGGGTGCAGCGTGTTACCATTACTGATGCGCGAAGACGAGTCTGTCCTTATGTTTATAAAAGTTTAGGCATTGTAACTCCAAAAGTTCTTTCTAGTAAAACATTTTAATGGCCATATTGGTTTCACCCAGCAACAACACAGGTTGGGGATTAGGTCTTAAAACAATGTACGGTGGGGCAAGAGTGCTTTCTGAACACCATCCTGTTAAAGTGGTGTCTCATTATAGAGCTCAATGGGGAAGTAAAAAAGGAAGAACCAAAAAATCTACTATGGTAATAACAGATGACCCAGTGGCTGATGTGGTAAATGCCATTGGTCCCGGGCGAAAGCGGCGCCGTCGTCATAGAAGATTGCGCATTAGGGGGGTAATTCCTTCTAGTCGCGGTCAAAGATATGCAAAACGTGGAAAACTACCTAGAGTGCGATATCATCATACTATAAAAATTGGAAAATCTAAACGCAGAAAACGATCATCTAAAGTAAAAATGCAAATCACTGATGATCCAGTGGCTGATGTGGTAAACGCAGTAGCTGCATCTGCGGCCAGAAGAGCTAGAAAAAGCGGACGAAGGGCGCGACATACTAAAATGCGAATAACTTCAGACCCAGTAGCTGATGTGGTAAACGCAGTTGCTGCGGCAAGCGCTAGACGAGCAGCAAGACGAGCTAGTGCTAATATTAGGAGACAAGCGGCTAGGGCGGCTGTGCAAAATTCTAGGCGAAATATTTATTTGGTTAGAAATGCTGATGGTGTAAGGGTTCCCACTACTGTTAGACCATCTTAAAAATAAAGTTTATATATGCATCATCACAGAGTGTACCGCGTTTTGTACGTCTGCGCTTCACCATGACAACTCGCAAGATCAAACAAGAATTACTAGACTACGTGGCGCCCGAAATTTATGATCGCAAGCGAAAAACCCCTAAACGAGAGCCAAAAACTGAGATAAAAATCGAAAGGGTTAAATCAGAAGATGTGAAACCGATAAAAAAAGGGAAAAGACGTAAAACTCGCCAAATTGAAGAAGATGTAGAAATAGTTAGAGAAACTGCTCCTAGACGGAGATATCAGTGGAAAGGGAGACGAGTAACAAAAGTTTTGCGACCTGGAACAGTTGTAGTTTTTTCACCAGGTCAAAAGTCAGCAATGCGAGGAACAAAACGATCTGTTGATGAAATTATGGCTGACTCGGACATTCTTGAACAATATAACAAAAATGAGGGTGAATTTGCTTATGGAAAACGTGCGCGGCATACTGAACCAGCCATGTTAATGGATAATTCTAATCCTACCCCTAGTATGCAACCTATCACACCACAGATACCTGTACCTCCAAGTCATGGTGTAAAACGAGAAGGGGAGGTTGTGCCAACTGTTCAGGTTTTAGCTCCTAAAAAACGACGAGTTGAGCAGAGTACTCACCTTGAAGATTTTATGGAAGTTACCCCGGGCTCGGCGGTTGTATTACCAAGTAGAGCGGTTAGAGCACCGAAAAGACAACGGGATGGTGTGGTTTTTGCTGACACAAAGCGGGTTAAGGTTGAGGTTGATGAAGACAAAAAACCTGTTAAAATTGAGGATATTAAAATAAGAGATGTTAAAAAAGTAGCTCCTGGCATAGGGGTGCAAACTATAGACTTTAAAGTAGGATTAGAAAGTCCTAAAAAAATGGAAATTGATGTAGTAGAAGAAAAAACTAAAAAAGTTATTTATCCTGTTTACAGACAACACCCTTCCCAAATGGGATTTAGTAAGTATGTAAGACCAAAGCGTCAATATAAAAAACGCAAGACTAAAAAAGCAACAAAAAAATCTAGAACCACTCTACCAACTGTTCGGTATCATCCCTCTATTACTACTAAACGCCCAGTAATTGTATGGCGCTAATTTTTTAGGATGGCTGCCAATTATGTAACATGTCGAGTGAGATGTCCCGTTCTAACTCGCCGCAGAAGAAATGGACGTATGAGAAAACGGTCTAGAATAAATATTCGTAAAAGACCGTTAAAAGGGGGATTTTTACAAGCTCTTATTCCTCTAATTGCAGCTGCCATTGGGGCCGCTCCTGGTATTGCGTCTGTGGCTATTCAAGCTTCACAAAATAGACGACATTAAAGTTGATTAAACAAAATCCCCACTTATGTTTTTCTTTTTGCGCCAGCCTCCGCCATCATGGAAGATATCAATTTCTCTGCTTTGGCACCACGTTACGGTTCGCGTCCAATGATTGGGCCATGGTCTGATATAGGCACAAGTTCTATGAGCGGTGGTGCAATAAGCTGGGGCAACATTTGGAACAATATAAAGTCTTTTGGATCTAGTATTAAAAACTGGGGAAATCGAGCATGGAACAGCAACGCGGCCACCGCACTCAAGAAAAAACTACATGATACAGACTTAACAGGAAAAATTGTAGATGGTTTGGCAACAGGAATTCATGGGGCGGTTGATTTAGCAAATCAGGCTGTAAATAAACAAATTACTAATAGACTAGATAAAAAACCAATTGATCCAGATGAAATAGAGCCAGAAGAAGTAGAAGAAATAAAAAAGAAACCTAGAGAGGATGAAATTATTATACATACAGAAGGCCCACCTGCATATGAAACATTGTACCCAGATAAAGGGGGAAATCCAACAACTTTAGAACTAAAACCTACGGATCACATTCCTAGTAAAAAACCTCGACCGCTGCCAACACCTAGACCATTTCCAACAGCTCCAATTGCTCCAGAAGTAGTTCCTCCACCAGCCATGGAAGTTGGCCCTTCGGTTGGAACCAGCAGAGGGTGGCAAGGAGCTTTAAACAATATTGTGGGTGTGGGTGCGCCGATCTGTGGGAAAAGATTATCTGGGGCGGGTGTTCGTTTTGCAAAAAGAAGACGGTGTTATTGAGTATTGTGACTTTTTTCCAAGAATATCAAGATGGCGACTCCTTCGATGATGCCACAATGGTCGTACATGCACATCGCTGGGCAAGATGCATCAGAATATCTATCGCCAGGCCTTGTTGCATTTGCCCAAGCTACGGACTCATACTTTTCTCTAGGAAACAAATTTAGAAACCCAACAGTGGCTCCCACTCATGATGTAACCACTGAGCGTTCTCAACGCCTTCAGCTGCGTTTTGTTCCAGTGGATAAAGAAGACACTCCTTATACATACAAAGTTCGATTTCAGTTGGCGGTAGGAGATAACCGTGTTTTGGATATGGGTGGATCATACTTTGATATACGGGGTACATTAGACAGAGGACCGTCATTTAAGCCATATTCTGGAACAGCATATAATCCCTTAGCCCCCAAAAGTGCTGTAAATAATTGCATGTTTATTACTGGAACACGAAATGATACAGTAGAGGTTATTGCTCAAGCTCCTTATCCGGGAAAAGTAGCCACGAGCAGCGGCACAGACTTTATAATTATAGACACACAAACTGGAAATGAAACACACATTACCGCCACCAATAAAGGATATCTACCAGAACCACAACTAGGTGAAGAAAGTTGGGCCAGTGCCCTTCCAGAAGCTTCTTATGGAAGACTACTAAAAACCGAACAAATTCAACCATGTTATGGATCATATGCCCCACCTACAAATATACATGGTGGACAAGGAATAAAACTTTCAGTGGGTGATGAAGTATATGGAAAAGATGTTGACATGCTATATTTTAAAGGAACGGAAGCAAACGATAATGCTGTTTTTGCAGCCGAAACAGTTGAAATGATGGCACCTGATACCCATTTAATATTTAAAACTCCCCCTAATGAACAAAACAAGGGAACGGCTTTAGGTCAACAAGCATGTGCAAATCGTCCCAACTATATTGGTTTTAGAGACAATTTTATTGGATTGATGTATTATAATAGCAACGGTAATCAAGGAATGCTCGCTGGTCAAGCCTCACAACTAAATGCAATTGTAGATCTGCAAGATCGAAATACTGAACTAAGTTACCAATTGCTGTTGGATGCGCTTTATGACAGAAGTCGCTATTTTTCTATTTGGAATCAAGCAATTGATAGTTATGATGAAGATGTTAGAATATTAGAAAATAATGGAATGGAAGATGAATTGCCAAATTATTGTTTTCCAATTAGTGCTGTAAAGCTTAAAGATGTGGCACTTAAAAAACAAAAATTTAGCGGCTCTGCTTGGCAAGATGATAGCACCGCTAATCTCGGACCGGGAAAAAATCTAAAATGGGGAACAGAAAATATAATTGGAATGGGAAATTTAAATGCAATGGAAATTAACCTTACTGCTAATTTGTGGAAAGGGTTTTTGTATTCTAATATTGCATTATATCTACCTGATCAATTTAAATTTACACCTAGGAATGTTGATATAAATAAAGACCCTACCACTTATGATTATATGAACGCTAGAGTGCCCGCCAGCAATGTGGTAGATACATTTGTAAATATGGGAGCTCGATGGTCTCCAAATGTAATGGATACCGTAAATCCTTTTAATCATCATAGAAATTATGGTCTTAGAAGAAGATCTCAATATTTAGGAAATGGTAGATATTGCAAATTTCACATTCAAGTCCCTCAAAAGTTTTTTGCAATTAAAAGTCTATTGTTGTTGCCAGGAACTTACACTTATGAATGGTCCTTTAGAAAAGATGTTAATATGATTCTACAAAGCACTCTAGGTAATGATTTGCGCGCCGATGGCGCATCAATTCAAATAGATTCAGTTAATTTATATGCTAGTTTTTTCCCTATGGCCCATAATACTGCATCAACTCTAGAAGCAATGTTGAGAAATGATACAAATGATCAAACGTTTATTGATTTTTTGTCATCCGCTAACATGCTTTATTCAATACCAGCTAAAGCAACCAACCTTCCAGTAAGCATACCATCTAGAAATTGGGCCGCGTTTAGAGGTTGGAGTTTTACTAGACTTAAAACAGCCGAAACACCACAATTGGGTTCACCGTTTGATCCTTATTTCAAATATTCTGGCAGTATACCCTATTTGGATGGAACATTTTATTTAACACACACCTTTAAAAGACTATCAATAATGTTTGATTCTTCTGTATCTTGGCCCGGAAATGATCGATTACTTACACCAAATGAATTTGAAATTAAAAGAAATGTAGATGGAGAGGGTTATACTGTCGCACAAACTAATATGACAAAAGATTGGTTTTTGGTTCAAATGTTAGCCAATTATAATATAGGATATCAAGGGTTTCATCTTCCAGATGGCTATAGAGATAGAACATATTCATTCCTAAGAAATTTTCAACCTATGAGTAGACAAATTGTAGATTTTCATACTGATGTAGACCCTACAACAGGAATGCAGCTAATTGGTGTTCCTATACCTAATCAACATAATAATAGCGGATATGCTGGATTTACTACTCCAAGCGCTCCTAGAGAAGGACATCCTTATCCTGCAAATTGGCCATATCCAATTATTGGCAAACACGCTATTAAAAATGTTATTACTGAAAGAAAATTTTTGGTGGACAGAACTTTATGGCGAATTCCATTTTCTTCAAATTTTATGAATATGGGTACGCTTACAGATTTAGGGCAGAATTTGCTTTATTCTAATTCAGCTCATGCTCTAGATATGACGTTTGAACTAGATGCAATGGATGAACCAACGTTACTATATATTCTTTTTGAAGTATTTGATGTATGCAGAGTTCATCAACCTCACAGAGGTGTAATTGAAACAGTATATTTGAGAACTCCGTTTTCTGCTGGAAACGCTACAACATAAATGGGTAGTACAGAGGCCGAACTGATGCATATTGTTAAAGACCTTGGAATTTCAAATTTTTTAGGTACGTTTGATAAAAGATTTCCAGGTTTTATACATAAATTTAAACCTTGTTGTGCTATTATAAATACAGCCGCTAGAGAAACAGGCGGCGCGCATTGGATTGCTTTAGCCTGGGAACCTAAATCACATTCATTTTATTTTTTTGATCCTTTTGGTTTTGCTGATGAAAAATTAAAACAGTATTTTGATTTTGAATATAATGGACTGTTGAAACGTAGTGCATTAGAATCTACAAATGATAGATGCATTACTTTAATTAAAAGCACTGAATCTGTTCAAGGACCATATAGCGCGGCTTGTGGTTTATTCTGTTGTATGTTTTTGCATGCTTTTGTTAATTGGCCGTCCCACCCTATGGAAAAAAACCCTACAATGGATCTTTTAAAGGGTGTTCCTAATTCTAAATTATTTTTACAAGAATCTGAAAATATATTTTATAAAAACCAACAAAAATTGTATAAATTTTTAAATAAAAATTCAATGTACTATCGATCCCATAAATGTATTATTGATGAAAAAACGGCGTTTAATAAATTACAAAACAATTAAACTTAATAAAACGGTTTTATTTAATACAGTTGTTTGTTACATTTTTAAAACAAACTATCGTCGTTGTCTTCTTGTCCGGTAGGAAGAATGGTATTTTGAACTTGATATTTACTTTCCCACTTAAATTCAGGCAATAATACTGGGGCAGGGGTTTGAATTATATCCATCCAAATGCGTTTAGCGAGTTGCAAAGCCGCAACCAAATCAACGCTGGAAATCTTAAAATCACAATTTTTGTTAGCGTTTGCTTTGCTGTTTCTGAAAACTGGATTATAACACTGAAAAACCAACATTGAGGGGTGATTCAAAGTAGCCAAAATTTTTGGGTCATCAACTTGAGATTTATCTATTCCATGAGCAGAATTTACACTAAATGGTGTAATTTTACAGGTTTGTCTACCAAGTAATGGTATTTGACAATTTCCCCAATTACAATCACAATTAATCGGAAACAAAATATGTGAACGAGCGGTTTGCATTTTAGGATAGCTGGCTTGAACAAACGCCATGACTTGCTTAAACGCCTCCAAAGCTTTGTCACCATCAGTATAAAACATACCGCAAGACAAATTTGTAAAATTATTTGGCGCGGTACTAGCGTCACAAACACAGGCCATTGCATTGCTGTTTTTTATTTGCACAACATTTCTACCCCATCTATTTGGAACCACTTTAGTTCCTGATGGGTTTTCTTTAAGAGCACGTTGTGCGTTTTCACTTCCAACATCCATTTCAATTATCTGCTCCTTATTAATCATGGTTAAACCATGTAAACATTTTAACGATTCTTCACATCCATGTTTCCATACAACAACCCCACTAGGATTCCAGTTAGGGGTTTTTAAGCCGGCAGATTTAAGAACAAAATCGAGCAAAAAGCGACCCACCATTACAATCATGGTTTTGTGGGTACTAAAAGATAATTGAAAAAATACTTTTTTTTCAGTTAGCCAGCTTTGAGCACATCTTTTAAAACATTCTAAAGTGGGAGAATCAGGCAATAAAGTTAAGTCTTTAATATCAACTCTCTGAGCTACTAGTAGTTTAACAGCCAGGTCCATTGCTTGCTGCCACTTCAGTTCATCTGTGTTGAGTGTGTTTCGCCATACTTTATTTTTTCCAAGCAGTTCTGTTGGTTCAACCGACGTAGTTTTTGACTTGCGAGGAGGTTTTCGCGGGGTTGTGTCAGTCTTCTTATGTTTAGACGGTGGTAAAAAATCTTGAGAGTTTTCCATCAATGCTTCAGATGAGTTTTCATCAGAATCAATAATCATACGACGCTTTTTGAGACGTTTGGGTTTAGCTTCAACATCTATAATTAATTTTTCTTCGTCGCCGCTGCTGATGTCCGAAACTGATACGGGTTCATAGTGCTGGCTCATTCTTTCCTAGATGGAAGAGCATAATGATAAAGTGTCCACTGCAGCGGCGACAACTGCAACCACCCATTCGTGCCCACTACAAAACCTCCTGAACGAAGAATCCACCATGAAGCATTATGTGGATTCAGATGCATTGCACAGACATATTCTGCGACAAAGTGTTATTGTGTGCAAAGCAATAGAACAAATCGCCGGGGAACCGATGACATTATCTCAACTTAGTAAACTATATGAATCTCAATTGTTTTGTCCATCAACGCCGCCAAAAAAACAAGAAAACGGAACATGTGAACTAAACCCAAATGTAAATTTTTATCCAACTTTTATGATTCCTGAAACGCTAGCTAGTTATCATATTTTTTTTAATAATATGAAAATTCCAGCTTCATGTAGAGCTAATCGCACTAAAGCCGATGAAGAATTAATGCTAGGACACGGAAGTCACTTACCTGATTTTCCGAGCACAGATGTGGTGCCGAAAATTTTTGAAGGTCTAGGCAGTGAAGAACCTGCGTTGACCAAACCGCTGGAAGCGAATACAGAGAGCGTGTTAGTGGAGCTTAAATGCGATAATCCCCGCCTAGCTGTGATGAAGCGTTCCGTTACGTTGAGCCATTTTGCATATCCTGCTTTGAACCTACCGCCAAAAGTGATGAGTTGTATAATGGATACGTTAATAATTACTAGAGGAAAAGAACTAAAAGGTGAAACATGTGATACCGACGTGGAAGGCGGTAAACCCATTGTGACTAATGAAGAATTAGCTAAGTGGTTGAACGTTAACGAAGATGATGTAAAGGTTGAAGAACGAAGAAAAACAATGTTGGCGGTAGTGTTGGTTACTGTGCAACTTGAGTGTATGGCTCGATTTTTTACTTCGCCACAAATGATAAAAAAAATAAGCGAAAATCTTCATTACATGTTTAAACATGGCTATGTTAAGCTTGCTTGTAAAATTTCTAATTTAGACTTAACTAATCTAGTTTCATATATGGGAATACTCCATGAAAACAGATTAGGGCAAAATGTACTTCACAATACTTTGTCTGGCGAAGCAAGAAGAGATTATATTAGAGACACCGTATATTTGTTTTTGATATATACTTGGCAAACAGCTATGGGGGTTTGGCAACAGTGTCTTCAGTCTGAAAACTTAAAAGAATTAGAAAAATTGCTTAAGAAATCAAAAAAAGAACTTTGGAGTGGATTTGATGAAAAAACAATTGCAAAGGACTTAGCTGATATTATTTTTCCTTATCAACTACTAAATGCTTTGGATAAAGGACTCCCCGATTTTACTTCACAAAGCATGATGCAAATTTTTAGAGCATTTGTGTTAGAAAGATCTGGAATCCTACCAGCCATTTGTAATGCCTTTCCTTCTGATTTTGTGCCCATAAAATATAAAGAATGTCCACCTCCACTATGGGGATACTGCTATATTATGCAACTAGCAAATTATATGATGTTTCATTCAGATGTTGCGTGGGATACATCCGGCGAAGGAATCTTAGAATGCTATTGTAGATGTAATTTGTGTAACCCTCATCGATGTTTAGTTACAAATACTCCTCTTCTAAACGAAATACAAGCCATAGATAGTTTTGAAATACAAGGACCACCCAAATCAGATGGCAGTTTGCCTAAACCATTTAAGTTAACAGCTGGTTCCTGGACATCGGCTTTTCTTAGACACTTTATACCTGAAGACTTCTACCCTAATGAAATAAAATTTTTTGAAGAAGTCTCTCATCCATCTAAAGTTACTCCAACCGCATGTGTTATAACACAAACGGAAATTCTCGCTCAGCTACAGGAAATTAAAAAATCGCGAGAAGAATTTTTGCTTAAAAAAGGTCACGGAGTATACTTGGACCCCAGTACAGGAGAAGAGCTCAATACGTCAACATCGTCCATAGTGAATAATGCGCACCTCAACTACAGAACCAAAACCCGCCAGACCAACTTCTCTAAATCTGACAAACCCCAAGATGAAGAAACATTTGATGAAACCAAAGGAGGAAGGTCCCCTCCCCGTAGAAAGCGATCAGGAAGAGGAGGGGGAATGGTACGAAGACATATCAGACAGCAGCGAGGAAGAGGGTACTACGGAGGAAGAAGTAACAGCGCCCCCTCCATTAAAGAAAGCGAAGAAGGAGACTAGATGGGATATCGCCCCAAATGCGGGTAAGGAGCGAACATACCGTTCTTGGCGGATACATAAACACCTGCTATTAGCTTGCTTAGCCGCCTGCCAGCATAATGTTGCTTTTGCTAGACGCTACATGCTTTTTAAGCATGGTGTAAATATTCCAAAAAATGTAATTCACTACTATAATTCTTACTACAGACAGACAAAGTCAGAAGAACAGTGAACAAACAGAATCTGCATCTACTGAAGCCCTCAGAGCAAAAATATTCCCAATTCTTTACGCAGTGTTCCAGAAGAGTCGAGGCAGGCGGCAAAAGCATAAAATTAGAAATCGATCTCTACGCTCACTCACCAAAAGTTGTTTATACCACAACTCTGAAACTCAATTACAGCGTACACTTGAAGACGCGGACTCTCTTCTTAACAAGTACTGTGATTAAAACCAAACATGAGCAGTAAGACTATTCCTACGCCCTACATGTGGTCATATCAACCTCAAAGTGGTCATGCGGCTGGGGCATCACAAGACTATTCGTCACGAATGAATTGGTTAAGTGCTGGTCCATCAATGATTAGCCAAGTTAATGAAATCAACAGATTAAGAAATGATATTCTGCTGCGCCAAGCACTAATTACTCAAACGCCACGTAGCGTTCAAAATCCACGAATTTGGCCCGCTCAGCACCTGATTCAGCAATTGCCACGTGAAATGACCGTTGAACTGCCACGTAACACCCAATTAGAACAGAGAATGACAGACAGTGGAATTCAATTGGCCGGCGGAGGAGTGGGTGACCTCCCACTTTGGACTATAAGTACAGACAACATAAACGGCAAAGGCATTCAGCTAGCGACTGAATTCCCAACTGCGTCTTCACTACGACCAGACGGAGTTTTTCAACTTGCTGGTGGAAGTCGTTCTTCTTTTGGACCAACTGAGGCACTTTTAAAGCTACAAACTTCTTCCTCGCTACCACGCTCTGGTGGTGTTGGTAGAAGACAATTTGTGGCTGAATTTGTTCCTCAAGTTTATTTTAATCCATTTTCTGGACCGCCTGACAGCTTTCCTGACGAATTTATATCTAACTTCAACTACCAAACTTCAACTATTGCCGGTTATGACTGATCGCTCTCAATTCAACAAAGATTGTCAGAAGTGTGTGACCAGCTTGGCTTCTGTTCACCTTGCTGCCTGCCGCAACCACCGCTGCTTTGCTCGAGATGGGTATGAACCAAAGTGGTTCTGCGTGCTTCCGAGCGATCTTGAAAGCGAGTGCATCCCTGATTCGCTCCAACCTGGACACGGTATACGGCTGGAAGTCGCAGATAGAAGCGTCTCAGGGTTTAAAAAAGTCGGAGCAGAAAAATACATTTTTGTTGCCGACTGTGGGCCTAGCCGCTTCAAGATTATCTGCAATTGCCCCGGTCCTGCTGTTCATCCTCACCTTATGCGTGTTCTCTGCAAATGCTACAATGCCAACTAATTTACTTAAAACTCCGGCTAAATTTGCAGGTACTTTTTTACTTATTAATATTAAATAAATTTTAAAAACTAATCATTAAGACTTCGATTTTTAATTTAAATTGCATGTCTAAGCTTTTCTTTTAACCCCCACAGCACCCACCTCAACCGCTCCTACAACTTCTGCTGCTATTTTTTCAACTAAACCAACTGAATCTGTTTTTTCAAACTTCACAACTTCAGCTATAACTTCAGATGGCTCTACAATCAACTATGCGGTTTTAAAGGTCTTTGCGTTTAGTAGTGTTATGATTTTTGGATTAGTTTTAATCTATGAACTATGGCAACTTAGAAAACACATCAAACAAGAATATAATTTACCACAAACTAAATCTTACTACAAAAATTTTTGCACAGATCCTTTGTTATCATTGTCTGTACCAACTTTAATACCCACTGTAGAGGCTTCTAGTGGTTTTGATGATAGCGAATTTTATCTACTTACTGTATGGTTTGTGTTTTATGTTGTAATAATACTAATAATTTTTGGGTTTTTAATTTACAAATATCTTTCACTAAAAAAATACAATCAACAACTTGAAAACGTTGAATTGGTTGATTTACAACATAACACAAACTTATCCAATATAATGTATCCACTCTTGTTTTTAGGATTTTTTGTTGCACCAACCAACGCAGAACTTATTGCAACAAAAGAGTATATTTTTTCAATTAATTGGCAAACATTGTTTTTTGTCTTTTTTGTTGGTATGATTTTAACTTTTATATACCTTTCTTCGGCATTTGAATTTAATATTGATTTTGAAGATTTTAATTTTAACACTCCACTTATTATGTTTTTACTACTTGGTTTTTGTGCACCTGCCGAAGCTTCTATATCTGAAATTATTATTCCTCCCCAACCACAATTTATCGACGCCACTTACATATTAATCTACATGGGGTGTTTTTGTTTAGTATTTTTTACGGTTGGTGCCTTAACTATTTGCTGCTTACCTTATTGTCTCTGTTGTAAAAAAATTGACCCACCTGAAAACAATACAACGCTTCCTGAACCACGCACTCAACCCCAACCACCACTGCCAATTAGACCGCCTAGTTATAAGTCTGCAATGAAAAACCCCATCAACCCTCCTGCTTATCCTGGAACCGGACCTGGTACTAGCTCGCCTTTGTTTTGGACTGTTGTGATTGTCTGCGGAATTATACCCAGCACAATGGCATTTGAAAACCCCGTCGAAACTGAGGACACTGACTTATTGCTATGTTTTATGCTCCTATCACTAACTTCTACTTATTTTCTACTTACTGGTAAGCTCTTTAACCGAGATTTTTATAATGTTGGGGAAAATTACAAACTAACACTACTATTATCGTTATTGGGATTAGGGTCATGTCATCATTTTTCTAAATTGGAAACATTTGAAACAAAACATATTTCAGAATTTAGCAATGTTACACTAAAACCAACTATTTCACAAGCCTATAAAAGCATTTCACTGTTTATTAATGGAAACCCCGTTGTAACTTGGAAAAACATCAACCATACTATAATTGCCGGATCATCAAGAATTGATAAAGTTAGTTTTCGTAATTTTACATTTACTCTATTTAATTTTTCTAAACTAGATGAAGGGGTATATTACATTGAATCTGAAAACGAATATAACCTCATAAACAATACTTTTATATTACATCTCATTCCAACCAACTCTTCAACTATTATTAACTCTTCCGATATTATTGAAGCTAGATATCCCATTATTGATGATTATACACTATATTATTTTATTTTACCCACATGTATAATAATTACTTTAATCTTAATTTGTGGAGGATGTTTTTATTACTATAAAAAAGTTACTAACGCGGCTAGAGCTAACACAGATCCATATGAATTTTATTCCTATCCTAAATATTATACACCTAGAAAATCTCTAACCATGCTAATGTTAATTTCGCTATTTTGTGTCACTCAAAGCGCTAATGTTTCAGAAATTGTTGTGTTTAATAAAAATGCATCAATTTATGAAACATTTAACTTATTTTTATCAACCCCTGAATTTAAAAACAACACTGGAAATTTTTGGTTTAAAGATAATAAGTTTTTAAAATATGGAGATTTTGAAGACAAATGTTGTGAATACAAATCAGATGGATTGTTAATTTTAAACCCTTCAACAAACAATTCTGGAGTTTATAAATATATGACTTATGTTAAACAATTAGGATACCACAGTGCTTATTATAGTGTTCAAATTTTACCTCTACCCGCCAATTTTTATACTACAAAAAACATAACCTTTAAAATTCTCCCAGACACTTTTGTTGAAGTTGAATATAGTTTTAACTCTTTGTCCACTTCAAATGTGTTTATTATAGTGTTGGTTCCTACTTTAATATTAGTTACTGTTTTTACAGTACTCTGTGCTGCTAACTATTTAATTAAAACTGAAAATTTTGAAAATATTGAAAATATAAAATTTAAATCTCACGGTGATTTGAAAAAACATATGCTAACTCCTTGTTTTATATGAAAATCTTCATTACTTAAATTAAACAATAAAACATGTATGTTTCCACGATAATCACAGTCTACAACTCCAGCTCCAACCATAATGCCATGACGAACACTTAAGCCAGATCGTGGAGCAATCCTCCCATAATGTCCATCAGGAATTTCCAAAGCAATGTCAATTGGTATAAGTTTGCGAGTGTTGGCCGGCAGAAGCAGAGAAGAGGCAGCAAATAAATCATATCCAGCAGCACCTTCAGTAGCACGAAGTGGCACTTTAGCGTTTGCAGAAAGCAGCTTTACTTTTAAAAGTTGAAATTCGCTTGATGATTGAGCCATGACTTACTTTTGAGGATGTAGAGAAACTTCGCAAATTGTTGTACCGCGTGGAATAATAACAGTGTCCAAAGCGTGGATAAACAGCTGAAGAGTTCGAATATAGCCTTGAAACAGGTTGTAGTCACAACTATGCACCAAATCACGGCGCTGAAAAACTGAAGACAAAGAAACAGTAGCATAGTATCCTGGAGGTATTACTAAGGCTATATCAAATTTGTAATTAAATCCCCTAGTTTTTGTAACAACAACATATTCTTCGGTACGTGCATGAATTGAATTTTTACAAATAATCGGAGAAAGAGATTTTTCTCCAAGATGCATTTCTACACAATTCGATGGTTTTAAAACTTTAGTCTTCGTGTTCATTCCGGTTGAGGATCTGTAAAAATCCAGTCATGCAAAGATAATTGACAAACTGGTGTACCAGCAGGAATAAACAAACCATTGGGATATGAGTCCCAAATTTTAATTGAATAAAACGTAATCACTTCTTGTGAGCGTTCTAAATCAAAAATGTTGCCAAGAAATGCAGCTTTAAGTGGCAATAAATCAGATTTTCCAACAATTACAAAATGCCCGCGAGGAATGTGAACTGTAACTGGCGTTACAGGAATTCTAATTTTCTCTCCGGGTTGTAGCATTACATCTTCCGTTGTTAAAAGATGTATTTTGTTTTGATCATCATAAATTGGAGAAAAATCAGAAGGAAAATGAAGTTCAACATAAAATGAATTATTCACCATACCTGCAGTTGTAGTCACTCGTCAGGTTGAGGATCTGTAAAAAACCAAGGATGTAACACACCAGTACAAATTGGTGTTCCAGCAGTAACTGTTACTGGAGCAATAATTTCTTCTGAAAGCGTGATTGGAAATGAATCAATGAAATACTCTCGTATTTCAATATCATATATTGTGCCAGAAAAATGACGCTTTCTTAAATTTTCTTCTAAGCGCATCGTTAAAAACCAACCGCGTGGCACAAATAATTTTGCCTTTATAGGCACGTTTAAACAGTCGCCTGGTTGAAATGTGCGATCTTCCAAGGCTTTAAAATCAACCATTGGAACAAGATCATTATTCCAAGGTTTAAAATAAAAAGATGGATAAAATAGCTGATTATCCGATTCGTTTTCAATCGTAGCATAAATTGGAGGAGCGTTTGCATAACTAGGCTCTCCATTATTTTCATATAAATTAATCGGCAAAAAGTTATGATTGTTAGGAAAAGAAAAGATATTTTCAAAACCAGGCATACCTACAACTGCAGATAGATGAGCTGCTGTAGAGCGAGTCAATGTTTTCTCTTGTGCGAAGAGAAGGCGAAGTGATGGGCAACTTATAGCGCTGGTATATATACACATATTTTATTAATATTTTACCGAATAGTTAATTTTTCACCAGCCACGTAGAACTTAAAGGTTAGTGATGAGTTGACAGTTAGTCATTTTATGACCGCCGCGTGGTGACTCGTCACCGCCAACGTGGAGGGAACAAAGGTCAGGAACACGTCACCAAATTAATAATTAACATGCATTG